AGAATCCGTATAGTTTTTTTGGTATTGGTGTACCAGAAAATATGAATGATGCACAACAGATTATGAATGGTCATGCAAGAATGGCTATTGATAATTTAGCATTATCGGGTTCACTTGTTTTTGATGTTGATGAATCAGCATTAGTAGCAGGTCAAAATATGGATGTATATCCGGGTAAAATATTCAGAAGACAAGCTGGTATGCCGGGTCAAGCAATTCATGGATTAAAGTTTCCAAACACATCAACAGAAAATATGATGATGTTTGACAAGTTTAGACAGTTGGCAGATGAGTCAACAGGTATACCTTCATACTCACATGGACAAACAGGTGTTCAAAGTATGACAAGAACAGCTTCGGGTATGTCAATGTTACTTAGTGCGGCTAATCTAAATATTAAAACAGTTGTCAAAAACTTAGATGACTTTTTATTAAAACCATTGGGCGAAGCATACTTTCAATGGAATATGCAATTCTATGAAGGTGATTTAGAAATACAAGGTGATTTAGAAATCATAGCAACTGGAACTTCTTCTTTAATGCAAAAAGAAGTTAGGTCACAAAGACTTACAATGTTCTTACAAAGTGTACAAAATCCTGCGATAGCACCTTTTGTAAAAATACCAGAACTAATAAAAGAACTGGCATACACTTTAGACCTTGACCCAGATGCAGTTATTAATGACCCTAACGAAGCAGAAATATACGCTAAGATAATAGGATTACAAAATGCTAGACAACAACCAAATCAAACAGCTCAAGCAGGTGGTCAGCAGCCCCCAATGGCATCACCTCAAGGAATATCTCCAGAAGCTCCAACACCAGACAACTCGGGAGTTGGCGATGGCACAATCGGAACAGGCGGTGTACCGATGCCAGGGGAGATGGAGTTTACTGGACCAGCTACTTAATTTATCTGAGACAGTAAAGTCATACAAAGATAATTGACTTCTATAACAGAAGAACTTTTAGCTTGGTCAGAAAATTTTTTAGAAAAGCCAAATAAAGATTTAGGGGGATGGGCAGTTTGTCCATATGCAAAAGCAGCTAGACTAAAAAACAAAGTTAAGATTGTTGAAGTAGACCACAGAAAAGATTTTTTATATACTGTTTCTAAAGAAGCAAGAACAATAAAAGAACAAAAAAAACAATTAATTATTGTTGCTTGTGATGATTTAAATTTAACCTGCGATGAACTTGATTGTTATGTCGAAGGATTAAACTATGCATTTGTTTATAATGATGTTTACCTTATGCCTTTTCATCCGGATGATGGAGATGGTGAAGCAGTAGATTTCTTAACAGAACATGAAACAAATGTAGAAGCAGACTACGAGTTTTATATGGTTCTTATTCAACCATATAATGAGTTGGAGAGTGCATCAAAGCTTCTCCATAAAAAGGGGTATTATGATAAATGGGATAAGAATTATTATCGTGATACTGTAATTAAACGACAAACCTATAGGAGAGTATATCATGATGGGAAAAAAGAAAAAAGCTAAAAGCATGATGCGTGGCGGTGGAATGGCTAAAAAGAAAAGAGTCAAAAAAGCTGGTGGCGGCAAAATGAAAAAGAAAAAAGTTAAAAAGAAAAAAGTTAGATAGTAGTGGCTACTGAAAAACTTAAAAATCAAATGGATTCATTTCTGATGCCAAGCTCAGAGATGAATCCTACTATGGGATTATATGATGTGGCTACACCTCAAAGTGCTAGAGAGGGAACACCTAAAAGATTGTTTGACCCTATGAGAGCAAGATATAAAGATGGTGATGTAGTTACAGAAGACACAAAAGAATATAATAAAGCATTATCTGTATATAGAAAAATGAAACAAAATAATGCTGACGATGAAACAATTGCAACTTATATTGGTATGCCAATGTTAAATAGAATTAAAATGAATACAGAAAATGTAACACAAATGAATGATGGTGGTAATGTAGATACAAATACAGAGTTTAAAAATTTTTTAAAACAATATGACTACCAAAAAAAATATAATGAATTTAATAAAATTATGGAACAATTTAAAAAATTTCAACAAAATAAAAAAAAATTTAAAGATGGTGTACCAACACTAGAAGCTGCTACAGGTGGCTTAATGGGCGGAGACCCAAGATTAGGAAGAGTACAAGAAGATATAGGTTATAGAGCATATCAAGATGGTGGTGAAGTAAATGATGAAGCACTACCAATGCCAATGGAAATAGAAGAATTAAAACCCGATGTATCAATGCAAATGGAATCAGCTATGATGCCGGGTGAAGAAGTAGAAACAGATGCTAATATAGATACTTCTGTTTTAACTTCTGATGAAGAACAAGTTTTAGAACAAGCTTTAGAAGAATATCCAATGTTAATGGACATTATTTCTAAAATGACTACAAAAGAATTTACCGGTTCTGGAGAAGTAGATGGACCGGGAACAGGAACTTCAGATTCAATTCCAGCTATGTTATCAGATGGAGAGTTTGTCTTTACAGCTAAATCTGTAAAACAGATAGGCGTAGACAAGCTTAGAAATCAAATGAAAAAAGCAGAAGAAGAATATGATAGAGCCATGAATGTACAAGAAGCTAATCAAACAACTACAGCTTCTGAACCTATGATGGCAAGAGGTGGATTAATGTCTACTTCTACAATATAGAGCTACCCGGGTTATCACCTAGGCACTCTATAGCGGCTACTTTTACATACTGTAAAACCCCAATTAACTAAAAGAAAGGTGATAAAAAATGGTTGAAAGTAATGAGAACACTTTATTAAACAAAGCTACTTCTCAGAAAAGCGAAAGCAAAGAAGCAAATCCTTATAATATGAAAAAAGATTATATTGATTATGACCAACAAAAACAAAATGCATCTGCAACTTTTCAAGATGCAAACACAATAGCTGTTAAGAAAGACCCTCCAAAAGTTGTTGTTGATTCTATGCAATCACAAGAACTACAGGAAGACACTCCGGAAGAACAAGCTGACCAACCTTATAAAAAGGTAGACTACAAGAAAAGATACGATGACCTTAAAAGACATTATGATACTCGTGTTAATTCTTTTAAGCAAAGAGAAGAAGAACTTTTAGCTGAAGCTAGGTCAAGTAGACCTAAATATAAAGCTCCTAAAAGTGCTGAAGAACTTGATGCATTTAAGAAAGAATATCCAGATGTTTATAATGTTGTTGAATCTGTTGCTCACATTCGAACTTCAAAAGAGTTAGAAGATGTTAAGCAAGAAGTTAGTTCTTTAAAACAACTAAATCAACAAGCTAACAAAGAAAGAGCAGAAGCAAAACTAGCAAGAATACATCCAGACTTTGAAACAATTCGTGAGTCTGATGAATTTCATAGTTGGGCTGGTAGTCAACCAGAAGAAATAAAAGGTTGGGTATATGGTAATAACTCTAATGCAGAGTTGGCTTCAAGAGCAATTGACCTTTTCAAACAAGATACCGGCAAGTCTAAATCTAAAGAAACATCTGGTGATGTTGTACCTGCTTCTGAAATGATACAAATTAAGAACAGTAAAGACATTGGCTATGGCTCTAAGAAAATTTGGACTCGTTCTCAAATAGCGGCTATGTCTCAGACAGAGTTTGATAAGAACGAAACTTCTATAACTGAAGCTATGCAAGATGGTCGTATTATAAATGATATGGGCAATCGTAAGTATGGTGGTTCTGGAAATCCAACTTATTAAATAATTAAAAAGATATAGTCATCACATTAACTTTTAATTAATAAGGGAGAATACAATGGCTGTATTTCAAAATGCCGGTGGTGCTGCAAACAATAACTTTAACGCAGGTACTTCCGGTCAGACTAATGAGTTCTTCGTACCAGAAATCTTTTCGAAAAAGATTCAAAACTTTTTCAGAAAATCTTCTGTAATCGAAGCAATAACTAACACAGACTATGCGGGTGAAATCGCAGCTTTTGGTGATACTGTAAACATCATCAAAGAGCCAACAATCACAGTAGCAGCTTACACAAGAGCAGCTTCTACTACTAAACAATTCCTAAGTGACCAAGAGTTAACACTTGTCATTGACAAAGCTAACTCATTTAAGTTCATTGTAGATGATATCGAAGAGAAATTATCTCACATTAACTTTGCGTCAGTAGGTGCATCTAGTGCAGCATACACACTAAAAGATACAATGGATTCAGAAGTCTTAGCGACTATGTTTGCAGGAGTATCAACTTCTTCTCCAGACCATAGACTTGGTGGTGATGGAAATGGTGCTGTATCAACTAGCTTTGGAACTAATGACCCATTAGATATGGGTAATGGTTCTTCAGAACTTAGTCCTTTAAAAATCATGGCTAGAATGGCTAGACTTTTAGATGATTCACAAGTTCCAGAAGAAGGCAGATGGTTTGTTGCAAAACCAGAGTTCTACGAAGAACTAGCTGATACTGATTCAAAACTAATGTCATCTGACTTTAACCAAGGTGACGGAGGTGTAAGAAATGGACTAGTAGCATCTGGACAAATCAGAGGATTTTCTATGTATAAATCTTCGAATGTTCCAGCAGTTTCTGGTACAAATTCAACTGGACAATGTTTAGGTGGACATATTTCATCTACAGCAACTGCACAGTCAATTCTTAATATTGAAACTCTAAGAGATACCGATACTTTCGGTGACATCGTAAGAGGTCTTCATGTATATGGAAGACAAGTATTAAGAGACGATGCAATTATAAAAGCAGTATACGCAATTGACTAATATTTAGTTACACAAGGGGCGATTAACTTCGCCCTTTGTTTTATTATAAAATATAAAAAAGGATTTACAATGGCTCACAATTTTAAAAATGGAATAGATTATGCTGATGTTATTACAAGACATCAACCGCATATACTAAAAGGGGATAGAGTTGCTTCAGTACATCATGGTAAAGATTTACATCCTAAAAAATATGGGATAGAAGATTTAAGAAGAGAATGTGATAAAAGTGACATGGGAACAAAAGGAAGAGAAAAACTTTATCCAGACGATTTACAATTTCCAAAGGTATAAAATGGTATTTGAATATAAACCACCTAAGAAAAAAAGCTTATTTGATAATATTAAAGTTGTTAGCGATAATATTGTAAAAGACCCATTGTCTTTTTTACCAACTAATATTCTTGCAAATACTGTAAAAAAAGCTGTAAAAAAATCAAGAACAAAATCTAAAGCTTCAAAAATAGGACAATCTAAAGGTCCGGCAGGTGGACCTGTACCCATTACTAAACCAAAACCACAACCAACTAAACCAAAATATGCACACCCAATATATAAAGTTCCTGACCATTTAAAAGAATTTTTAGTAAGACCAAAATATAAAAAAGGTGGCATAGCAAAATCAAAAAAGAAATAGTAAATGGCTGCTCCGTTTAGAACATTCTTAGATTTATGTAATACTCTTATTAGAGAAATTAATGAAGTTGAATTAACTTCTTTAAATTTTACTAATGCAGTAGGTATACAAAAATTTATTAAAGATACAATTAATAGAGGTTACTTTGATATTTGTAATGCAGAAGACAAATGGAGTTTTCTTTCAGTAGGTGACCCTTCAGATAATTACTATGGTAATGTCAATGTTGAAACAGTATCTGGAACAAGATGGTATAAATTTAATACATCATCTACAGGAGTAGACACAGATTATAGTTTTATTGATTATGAGAATGTAACTCTTACAGAAGAAGGTGTATCTGGTAAAGATGCTCCATATGAAGTAAGAAACTTACATCCTATTACAACAGAGTTTTGGACAAAGCATTATGCAATCTCTGAGTCAGTAGACAAAAGTGATACACAAACTTTTGGAATACCACAAAGAATAATTAGAAGTCCAAAGAATGATGGATTTGGTTTATCACCTATACCTAATGGTGTATACAAAATTTATTTCTTTGCATACTCACAACCAAGTGAATTAACAAATCATGGTGATACAGTAGTATTTCCACAACAATATACTACAGTATTATTATCAAGAGCAAGATATTATTTACATCAGTTTAAAGATAATATAAGTCAATCACAATTAGCTGATGCAGAATATAAAAAAGGTTTAAGAACTATGCGTGAACAATTAATTGAATCATTTCCGGATAGTATGATTGACGATAGGATTAGAATAGTATAATGCCAGAGCAAGGTGTATCAGTTACTTGCGAAGGTGGATTAGATTTAGTAGGCACAACACATAATCTTTTTAGAACACCGGGAGTCGCAACAGCTTTAAAAAACTATGAGTCTTCTATTCATGGTGGATATAGAAGGATAAATGGTTTTACAAAGTTTGGTTCGGCACAACCAAGTGGTACAGATGATGTCGAAGGTATATTTAGATATTGTCAAGGAGTAGTTGCTTGTGCTGGTGCTAACATTTATTACAGTACAAATGGTAATAGTTGGACACAAGTAAACAAAGATACATATCAAAGTAAAACAGGAACAGTTTCAGTAACAGCAGGTGCAGCAACAGTTACAGGAAGTGGTACAAGTTTTACTACTGAGTTTGCAGTAAATGATGACATTAAAATTAACAATGAAGTATTTAATGTTTTATCAATTACAGATAATTTAAACTTAACAGTAGATGGTAACTTTGCAAGTTCAGCTTCTAGTCAAGTTATTAAAAAGAATGGAGCAAATGATTCACAGTTATCAAGTGGGTCAGCAATAGCTAGAACAAATCAAGCTGATTGTAAGTTTGCTTTATATGAAGGCGATACTCAACATGGTGAGTTATTTATTGTAGACGGAGTAAATAAACCTGCTATGTTAAAGATAACAGTAGCTGGTGGAGTTAATACTTA